AACAAAAACCCCCTCCCCCTAAAGAAGACCCGCCCAATCCTCTAGACGAGTTTTGGAAACACTTGGGGTGTGATCCTAAGACGGGCAAATCATATAAAAGGAGAGAAGATGAAGGGTAAATTACTACAACCAAATTTAGAACCATACGACCCATCAAAGCCGATAGCGGATTTGTGGAAGCACCTAGCTTTATGGGGGCACCATGCATATGTCATTGTCGAAGGAAGATAGAGACGCAGCAACCAGGCTAGCCATCATAACTGCGCGGGACGATTTACTTGCGTTTATTATGTTGATGAACCCAGGCTTTAGTGTGGGACCGCATCACCGAGTATTATGTGATGAGCTAATGAAACTTGAGAAGAATGACATAGATCGTCTCATGATTTTTATTTCACCTCGTGCATCTAAATCTTTAATTACTTCTACATATTTTCCAGCGTGGGCTTTAGGACGTAACCCATACTGGCAAGAAATTGCTGTATCTCACAGTGATGATCTTGCAACTCGTTTCGGTAGATCTATTCGTGATATTATAACTTCAACTGCATATCAAACGATCTTTCCTAAAATAAATATTCGTAAAGATAACCGCTCGGCAAACAGCTGGGCATTAGAACATAACAAGAATCAAGCTGGCTCGTTTCTCGCAGCCGGTTCTGGATCTGGTATTGCAGGTTTTGGTGCCCATCTAGCTATAATTGATGACCCTATATCCGAGCAAGATGCTTATTCAAAGACTCGAAGAGAACATTTGAATAACTGGTACGCTTCAGGACTACGTACAAGGCTTATGCCTGGTGGTAAAATCGTGCTAGTTATGACCAGATGGCATGAAAATGATCTAGCTGGTCACCTTTTGAAGGCAGAAGACAGTGGAGTCATGGCAGATAAGTGGTCTGTTGTTAGTATTCCTGCCTTAAATACTACAGAATCTAGTAAAAAACTTAAAAAAGGTAGGGATGATCTCATAAATCAGGGGTATTTAACAGAAGAATACCCTAAAGTTAAACGTGGTGAGTCCTTTTGGCCTGCATCTGACCAGAAAGATGGGTTTTGCTGGACTACTGAAGAGCTTATTCGTACCAAAAACAACACACCTGCCTTTAAATTTGATGCATTATACATGCAAGCACCCACAAATGAGGAGGGTGGCATCATTAAAGACAAATGGTGGCAGGAATGGGACAAACCTACCCCACCAGAGTGTGAATATATTATACAATCATGGGATACTGCGTTCTCTACCCGTACCACAGCCGATTATTCAGCTTGTACTACGTGGGGAATCTTTAATTCAGGCTTTGATATGCCTAATGTTATACTATTGGGAGCAGAACGAGGTCGATGGGACTTCCCAACCCTGCGTGAGAAGGTAGTTTCTAAGTTTGAAGAGCATGATCCAGACACAGTACTGATTGAGAAGAAAGCTTCTGGTCAATCTCTTATTCAAGACTTGCGTATGACTGGTATTCCTATACAAGATTACCAACCTGACAGAGATAAAGTAGCTAGAACTTATGCTATTACTTCATTGTTTCATAACGGCAGAATTTATGCCCCCTTTTCTAAAGCGTGGGCTAAAGAAGTTATGGATGAAGCAAGAACTTTTCCATCAGGGGCACATGATGACTACATGGATACCTTAACTCAAGCTTTGTTATGGATTCGTAATGGTGGATACGTTACACACAAAGATGATACGTGGCTTGACAAAGCGGAAGAAAGTATTTATAATAGAAACCGTAGAGCATATTATTAATACGGAGACTTAAAGGAATTAAAATGGCAATCGAAAAAGTTATTACTCCAGATTTGGAAACACCAACAGTTAAAATACCAACTGACGAAGATATACAATTAGACGAAGCAGGTAATGCAGAAGTAACCTTGCAAGACGATCGAGCTATGGCTGAAGCAGAAGCTATGGGTCTTATGGATGACATGATGATGCCAATGGCAACTGAACATGACGCTAACTTAGTTGAGTTCATGGATGATAATGAAATTTCAGAATTTGCTGACGACTTACATGAAGGTTATCAAACTGATAAAGAAGCTCGTGGTGAATATGATGAGATTGCAGAAGACGGTGTTAATTTATTAGGATTATCTTATGATGATTCTAGTCAACCCTTTCCTGGTGCATGTGGATCTACACATCCAGTACTTGCACAATCAGTAGTTAAGTTTCAAGCTAAAGCTTTTAAAGAATTATTTCCAACTGAAGGTCCAGTACGTACTCGTATCATGGGTGTGCAGTCTGAACAAAAATTACAACAAGCCAATCGTGTTCGAGATTTTATGAATTGGCAAACTCAAGTTCAAATGCCAGAGTATGGTCCAGAGCTTGATCGTTTATTATTTCATGTAGCTTTATATGGATCAGCATTTAAAAAAACTTATTGGGATGCAACTTCCAACAGACCTCGTACTGAATATGTTAAGGCTCAAGATTTTTATGTAGACTACTATGCATCTAATTTAGAAACTGCAGAACGTTTTACTCATCGCTATACTCTATCATCAAACCAAGTTAGAAAATTACAACTTGCTGGTTTGTTTGCTGATGTCGAATATTCAGATGACGCAGAGATTTCAGAATCAGAAGCTGAGAATGCTGCTAACGAGGCAGTAGGTTTAAGCAAGCCTGGTAACAACAACGAACGTGTAGAAATACTAGAGATGCATGTAGATGCAGATGTCCCAGGCTTTGAAGATGAGTCAGGTGTTAAACTTCCTTACATTGTTTACATGACTGCGGACCAAAAAGTTTTATCTATTAGAAGAAACTGGGACGAAGAAGATCCATTCAAGAAAAAGAAATTATATTTTACCCATTATACTATGATACCTGGTTTAGGTTTTTATGGATATGGTTATTTACATCTAATTGGTGGTTTAACAAAAACCGCAACTTCATCAATGCGACAGCTTATTGACGCTGGAACATTCGCAAATTTACCAGGAGGATTCAAAGCTCACGGATTACGTGTCTTAGCACCCGATGAACCTATTGCCCCTGGTGAATGGCGTGAAGTAAATAGTCCGGCTGGTGATCTTGGAAAGTCTCTACAACCTTTGCCATTTAAAGAACCGTCAAATACATTATTCAACCTAATGCAATATGTAACCAACGCCGCACGTGAGTTTGCAGATGCCACAGACAATGTGGTAGAATCTGGAAGCAACTACGGACCGGTCGGAACCACTATGGCTTTACTAGAACAATCTAGTAAACTATTTGCTGCTGTACACAAACGTATGCATGAAGCTCAGACCAAAGATTTAAGAATACTATGTAGACTTGATCAAGAATATTTACCAGAGTCTTACCCATATGAAGTAGCAGGTGGGGCACAACAAGTATTTAGCCAAGACTTCAATTTAAAAAGTATTGATGTAATACCTGTATCAGATCCTAACATGCCTACAGAAGCTCATCGTATTGCTAAAATAAATGCGATCATGTCTATAGCGCAACAAAATCCTGCACAGTATAATATGCAATTGATCAGTCAAGAATTATTTTCTGCTATGGGTGTTGAGGATCCTAAAAGATATTTAGCACAATCGCAACCTCCATTTACTGGTGACCCTATTACTGAAAACATGATGGCTATGAAAGGCAAACCTTTAAAAGCCAGAATGGATCAAAATCATGATGCGCACATTATTGTACATGGTACTATGTTACAAAACCCAGCATACAATGAAAACAGACAAATGGCACAGATATTGATGGCACATATTCAAGAACATCTATCTATGAAGTATAGACAGGAAATGGCTCAAATGATTCCAGATCCGCAGATGCAACAAATTATTATGTCTCCTCCACCTGAACCTCAACCCGGTCAGCCTGGACAACCTGGTCAAATGCCAACACAACAACTTCCACCTGAATTAGAAAATCAAATAGCAATGATGTCAGCTGAAGCTTCAGACAAAGTATTACAACTTGATGAAGAGAAAGCTAAAATCATGGCAGGTGAAAAGAAAGATCCTCAAATAGAATTACAAGAAAAAGATCTTGCTCTACGTGCACAAAAAATGATGAATGATTTAAAAGTTCATGAAGATAAGATGGCACTAGAAGAAGCACAAACTATTATCAAAGATGAGAATACTGATGAAGATCGTAAACTAAAAGAAGATAAAATGATAATGGATCAAATGAATAAAGAGAGTGAAATGAAACAAGAGCTAGTTGAAAAAGCTATGGACGTTGCTGCACAGACAGGAGCTAGTGCAATTAAAATTAGCGGAGAGATCTAATGATTTGGGTTCTTACTGTTATGATGTGGTTTGGAGCAGAAGAGACTAGAAATACTTATCTTCAAGAAATACAATTTGTTTCTGAAGATGCTTGTCAACAATATTTATTTGATAATAAGGTAACACTAGTAGATAGTTTATTATTAAAGTTCAGAAATATAGATGAAATGGAAATGCAATCATTTGAATATTTTTGCGAAGGCAAATTTGTTGGATTGGATGAGGTATGAAAGTAAGTGAAAACACCGCAATCTCAATGCCAGCGCGTAATCTTATTAGCATTATTGGCGCTTGTGTTATTGGTGCTTGGTTCGGGTTTGGAGTCATTGAGCGACTTAATTCTATAGAAACTCAATTACAACTAATCGAAAAAGATTTAGAAGCTGCTAATGCTTTTATCGAAGGCGTACCTAAAGGTGATATGGTATCACCACAGATACAAGAATTATTTATGTTGACGGAATTCTTAGCAGGCAATGTAGATAAGTTAAAAGAACAAATGGAATTAGAAATGCCGTTAATAAAAAAGAATGAAATGACAATTCAATTTCATGAAGATCGTATAATGGATTTAGAGTATAGAAAAAATGGGAATCATTGAAACAGTTATAATACTTAGTTTATATGTCTATGATAGCGGCAATAAAAATATTGAAGGTTGGTATCACCAGGATAATTTGAGTACATGCTTGGCTTCTAAACGCACAGCGGAGCGGAACTCAGGAAACCAAGTACAATACACATGCAGCTTGGAAAAGTGCATGATGACAACAGATCAAACTGGCGTTAAACATTGCGACAAAATTATTAAAGAATAATATGATAACAAGGGCACAAACAAAAATGACAACTAAAAGAAAACCAGCAACTAAATCAAAATCAACGGTTAACAAAGCAGGCAACTACACTAAGCCTGGAATGCGTAAAAAAATATTTAACCGAATTAAAGCTCAAGCATCTCATGGTACTGGAGCTGGACAATGGTCTGCTCGTAAAGCACAAGCACTAGCTAAAGCATATAAAAAAGCTGGCGGTGGTTATAAGAGTTAATGTTTAAAATAAAACCTGTTAAAGTAGGAAAGGAATGGATAACATCTACATACAAAAATTTTCCAATAAGTAGATTATTAAATAAAAAAAATGGCATTAAAAAAATCACAAAAAAGTCTTAAGAATTGGGGCAAGCAAAAATGGAAAACAAAGTCTGGAAAAAAATCATCAGATACTGGAGAGCGTTATTTACCAGAGAAAGCGATCAAGGCCCTGACATCTGCGGAGTATGCGGCAACGACAAAAGCAAAACGCCAAGGAACAAAAAAGGGCAAACAGTTTGTGAAGCAACCCAAAACAATTGCAAAGAAAGTTAAAAAATACAGGAAAGCAACATGACCAAAGATTCGAGATTAAAGAGAGCTGGAGTATCAGGTTTTAATAAACCAAAGAGAACTCCTAGTCATCCAAAGAAATCACATGTAGTGGTTGCTAAGGAAGGCGCTAAGATTAAGACAATAAGATTTGGAGAACAAGGAGCTAGCACTGCAGGTAAACCTAAAGCTGGAGAGTCTGCTAGAATGAAAGCTAAACGTAAATCATTTAAAGCTAGGCATGGTCGTAATATATCAAAAGGTAAAATGTCAGCAGCTTACTGGGCTGATAAAGTAAAGTGGTAAAGTAATCTTATGATGCAAAGAATGCATGCAGTTTTATCACTTTTTAGTAGAAATCAAGCTAAACAAAAACGTGAGAAAATGATGAATAATGTTCTTGTTAAATCAGTAGATACTAATGGGAATGGTACATCAGGATACACAGTTAAAAATGGCCCTAATAAAGGTAAAGTTTTAGGTCACATAACTGTAAAGCATCCAAACAAAATTTAACAGGAGAACAACATGGCATATTTAAATCATAACGTACCACCATTTTCAGCGTACATAAAAAACGAATACTTATTTGACCACACAAAAGGTCATGGTGAACACACTTTTTGTGATGTACATTGTGTTGCTTCTTTAGAACGTAGAGCTTTACTATTTGAATGCTTACTGCCTAACGGAGTTAACTGGACTCGTAGGCCTATCCATGCATTTGTATGGAAAAAGGACGCACCCAAACATGAATTAAACATTCACCAATACTGGGACTGCTTTTCTTCATACGTAAATGTACAACGTAGAAACAGATTAGCAAACTGCAGAGCAGAACTAGTTGACTGTAAAGGAGTTAAGCGTAAAGGTACTTACATGTACACTATTGACTGGGCCTGGGAAGATAAAGCTTCTTTCTTAGATACAAACTTCTCAGAAGATCCAGAACACAAATGCGCACACATGTTTAGAATGGATGAAGGAAACTTCTTTGCATATCCAAACAATAGAATTATATGGTATGATGATGCGTTTATGGAAAAAAGGATTGATGAAAATCCTGGATATCTAATTGATCAAAACTTTTACACGGTGGAGAATACTCGTGAAGATTCATGGACTGATGATTCTTACATGACACAATTTGAACGTGAAAAGTGAAAATATTTTTTGACCACATTGCTGGCAAATTAACTAATTACGATTTACTTTATTCTTTAATCCTGGCTAAGTTTAACTTAGATGAGTATGATTATGCTTTAGATAATGGCTGGATTCCTTTGTCTTGGTATCATACTAAACTAGATGGACAGACTTGGATTAATGCCAGAGGAGCACGATTAGATTTAGATAAGTTTAAGTTTAATAAAAACAAAAGATATAAGTTAAAACGAAAAGACATAACTGTAAAAATATTTAATAAACTAACTGATGAGTTAGAAGATACCTTAGCTATTATTTACAGAAAATATATTAGACATAAAAACTTTCATGAAACTAATAACGAAGCTGAAAGTGAAGAGTTCTATCGTGATGATCCCATTGATTGGAAGTATTTTGTATACTATCAAGATAATAAACCTATAGCTTTTACCGAGCTTATTACATTTAATAAACATTTAGTTACTGGGCAATTTGCTTGGGACTATGAAGATCCCAAGTTAGGCATGGGATCATTTGCTACACTTTATGAAATAAAATGGGCTTTAGATAATGGATATAATAAATACTACCTATCATATGCCTATGAAAACAGTAGCCTGTATAAATCTAAGTATGATGGCTTTGAATTTTGGACTGGTAGAGAATGGTTAAATGATAAAGCCATATATAAAAATCTATGTAATAATGATGAACGCATAAAAAACTTTACAGATCTTAATGATTACCAAGAGAAATACTTTCAAATCCTTGACAAAACTAAGCAATAGATTTATAATAGTAAATAATTGCTGCCCCCTCTTACAGGAGAACAAATATGAACGCAAATACTTTTAAAGAAAAAATAGACAAAGTACTTACAGAGGCTATTGAAATAAACCAAGAACAAATTGTTGGTGGAGCTGCAGAAGACTTTGCTACTTATAGATATTTAGTTGGTGTCGGACAAACACTGGCTGATATGAAAGACCGCTTCCATCAAGAGTATGTGAAGATGATTAAACAAGAAACAGGAGAGTAACATGACAAAAAATAAAAACGATTTACCAATCCCAGCAGGCTTTAGAATATTACTTAAGCCCAGAGAACTGCAAGAAAAAACAGCAGGAGGCATTATACTAGTTGATGAAACCAAACATCATCAAAAACTAGCTACCAACATATCACAAGTTGTAGCTATGGGTCCTGATTGTTATGAGGATAAGTCTCAAAAATGGTGCAGCGTAGGGGACTGGGTGCTTACTGGCAAGTATGTTGGTAGCAAACTTAGATACGACAAAGAAGATTACACAATTATAAATGATGATGAAGTAATTGGACTTGTTGGAGATCCAGATAAAATTTCACTAAAATAAAATTAACCCTTGCATTCTTAGGTAATATGTTGTAAAATTACAGCATACTAATAAATAGTAGATAGCGTTAAACGTGGGTCGCACCCAAGGAAGGTCTGATATGATAGACGAAAGAATAGAAGATACAGTTGAAGAAGCCGATGAGGTTATAATAGACTTATCTGAAAATGAAGGAGATACTCCTGAAGAGCCGGTTAATACAGAGGCTCCAGTCACAGGGATTGAATCTGTAGTTGAAGAAGACATAGAAGTAGAAGAAGAGAAATCTGATGAACCTACTGACACTGACTCAGAAACTGAAGAAGAAGATACTGATGATTCTAAAAAAGTATTCGGCAAGCGCGCTGAAAAACGGATAAAGCGTCTTGTTGCACAAAAGAAGGAACTTGAAGAAAAGTTAAAAACTGCAGAGCAAGATAAAGCTTCGTGGCATTCTCAAGCACAAAAATTCGAATCTAAAAATAAAGATAATGAATTAAGTGCAATTACCAATTATATTGATAAACTCGAGAGTCAAGAAAAACAAGCCCTATCAGCTTTGAAGATTGCTAAAGAAAATGGCAACATTGACGAAGAGATCAATGCACAAGATAGACTCGCAAGCGTAAAAGCTGAGACTCTTGTAGCTCAACAATACCGAGCTAGAGCACAATCTCAAGTCGAAAAACCCAACGAACAATCTTCACCTAATCCTGTTATTGATACTCCAACAAGATCAAACCCATATACACCAGCTCCTGACCGTAAGGCAATTGACTGGCAAAAAAGAAATAGATGGTTTGGTGGTACGGATACTTCAGACAGAATTATGTCTCAGGCAGCATTAGTTATCCATAAAGAATTAGTTGATGATGGCATAGTGCCTGATCAAGATTCTGATGAATACTATAATGAACTTGATGCTAGAATACGCTCAGAATTTCCTGAGAAATTTAAGCAGAAGAATGTTAAGAAGGTTCCAACAGTCGTAGGGGGATCACGTGCAACCCCAGGTAGTTCTAAGGTTAAGTTATCAAAAACGGAAGTTGAGATGGCCACTAGACTTGGAGTCGACCTAAAAGAATACGCACGCCAAAAACAACGCCAGTTAAAGGCGGGAGGATAATATGACAAAAGCAACTCAAAGCAGTCGAAAAAAGAATACACGGGCTTCGACATCTCGTAAAAAAGTTTGGACAGCACCTAGCAAACTTTCGGTGGAATCACCACCTGAAGGCATGCATTATCGTTGGGTTAGACATGAATTGTTTAACAATTCTGATGATGCAAATGTAAATGGTAGAGTTCGACAAGGTTATGAACCTGTAACACCAGATGAGTTAGGCGAAGATGCCTATCCAGATGTTCTAGATACAGGTAAACACGCAGGCACAGTTCGATCAGGAGATTTAATTCTCATGAAAGTTCCGCAAGAAATTGCAGATCAAAGAACTGAACACTATAATACTCAAGCTGAGTTAATGGGACAAGCCTATGCACAAGATCTAAAGAATGCAGGTCAAGGTGATATGCGTGGCATGGACGAATCGAAGACTACAGTTACAGGTGGAAGTTCAAAAGAAACTAAGTTTGAAGACTAAATAATTAGACATATCTAGTTACATAGTTTTCTTTTAATAATAACAATTAATTTTCTAAAGGAGGAAATTATATGGCTGGATACGGTCTATCACCAATAAGACATGCTGCTGGCGGTACTGTGCGATTAAATAACTATACGGATGCGAATG